TGGAGATCGACACCACCTCTGAACCAGCTTACCGAGCGGGCAATCACCGGGTTACTGACGAAGAGGCGGCCTTCCGTGTGGCACTGGACGATATGAAGTCCAACCAGCCCGGCCTGGATACGCTTCAAGTCATTAATACTGACTGGGATCAAGCCAGTAAGGAGCTGCTGTGGAAATCGCCTGAAGTGATGGCCATCATCCAACAGCAAAGGGAATCCGGGATTTATGACCGGATCACCACTGAGATGAACCGGCAGAAAACTCTTGGGCAAATTACCCCCACAACTCCGTTCCTTCAGGCATACAAAGCCATAGGAGACCAGTTGGTGGCGCAGAACGCCTTTGCTGACCTGGTTCCCAAACCCGGTTCTTCCACGGCGGCTACTCCAGCTGTCGTGGCTACCACGGTGAGGGCACCCAAGGCAGCGGTTGCCAATAACGAAAAGGCAAGGGCAGCATCGTCTACCCGTACTTCCGCCCAGACGCAGACGGACTCCATCAACCCCCTCGCCATGAGCGACGATGAATTCCTGAAGCGGATGAAAAATCGAATCTGATCTGATTGCCCATAAAGGATTTTCCCCATGGCTTTTACTGGCCTCAATTACAACGCTCCTACTCAGAGCAATGGCGGTACCGCATCTTCGATCGACGGTACCGGCAACAACCAGATGGAGACCTTCTTCTATCTGAAGAAGGCCCTCATCTACGCGCGCAAGCAGTCGTTCTTCACGCCCCTGGCGAGTGTCACCTCGATGCCGAAGAACTTCGGCAAGACCATCAAGGTGTTCTGCTATGTGCCGTTGCTCGATGACCGCAACGTCAACAACCAGGGCCTCGATGCCTCGGGTGCGACCCTTGCCAATGGCAACCTCTATGGCTCCAGCCGTGACGTTGGCACCATCAACAGCCGCCTGCCGACCCTGACGGAATCCGGCGGCCGCGTGAACCGGGTCGGCTTCACCCGTCTGGTTCGCCAGGGTTCGCTGTTCAAGTTCGGTTTCTTCACCGAATTCACGCAGGAGAGCATGGACTTCGACTCGGACTCTGAGCTGATGGACCATCTGAGCACCGAGCTCATGAACGGCGCCGTGCAGCTGACCGAAGCGGTGCTTCAGCGTGACCTGTTGGCGGCTGCCGGTGTCATCCTCTACGCGGGTGCTGCCGTGGCCGACAACCAGGTGACCGGTGAGGGCGCTACGCCGAGCCTGGTCAGCTACAAGAACCTGATCCGTCTCGACCAGATCCTCACCAACAACCGTACCCCGAAGCAGACGACCGTCATCACCGGTTCCCGCCTGATCGACACGGCCACCCTGCCGGCGGCCCGTGTGATGTTCATCGGCAACGAGCTGCTGCCGGTGATCAAGGGCATGACCGACCTGTTCGGCAACAAAGCGTTCATCTCCGTCCAGCATTATGCCGACGCCGGCACGGTGCTGAATGGCGAGATCGGCAGCATCGACTCCTTCCGGATCATCCAGGTCCCGGAAATGCTGCATTTCGCCGGCACGGGTGCGGCCGCCACCGCGGCGAATCCCGGCTTCCGGACCACGGGCACGGGCTATGGCAACTACGATGTCTACCCGATGCTCGTCATCGGCGACGACACCTTCACGACGATTGGCTGGCAGACCGACGGCAAGACGGTGAAGTTCTCCGTCATGACGAAGATGCCGGGCATGGCCACCGCGACCACGCTGGATCCCTACGGCGAGACCGGGTTCAGCTCGATCAAGTGGTACTACGGCTTCCTGGTGAAGTACCCGGAGCGCATCGGCCTGATCAAGACGGTCGCGCCGGTCTAAGCCTCGTCTGTATAAAGGAGGGGGCTTCGGTCCCCTCCTTCCCTTTCTCCATAGGAATTTGAGATTGTCATGAGTGATTCTGAAGCCCAAACCACCGAGGAACCGGCTGCCAATCAGAAGGTCGATGAGATGACCGTACTGAAGCAGCGTGCTCGCCTGCTGGGCGTTGAGTTCTCGAACAACATCGGCCTGGAGACGCTCAAGGAGCGTGTCCGTGCGAAGATGGAAGCGGCCGAAGAGGCCGAGAATCCGACCGTCGCCGAGACCGATGTGAACCCGCTGACGGGTGACAACGAGGTCCGGACCAAGCCGCTCACCATCCGTGAGCAACTCCAGCGGGATGAGATGAAGCTCGTTCGCGTTCGCATCACCAATCTGGATCCAAAGAAGAAGGATCTGCCCGGTGAGATCTTCACCGTGGCCAACGAATATCTCGGCACCGTCACCAAGTACATTCCCTTCGGTGAAGTGACCGACAACGGCTACCACCTGCCTAACTGTATCTTCCGGCAGCTCGAAGCCCGTAAGTTCCTGGATGTTCGGACCCGCAAGGGAGCCGACGGCCAGATCAAGGTGCAGCAGGGTTGGGCCAGGGAGTTCTCGCTCGACGTGCTGCCGCCACTGACCCAGGACGAACTGGACAAGCTGGCAACTGCACAGACCGCGGCCGGCGTGTTCAATCCCGACGTGTGATCAAAGACGGC